TAGTAACTTTAGTATTGTCTGTGAAGATGAGGAGTACGATGGTATAGCGGCTGACATTGACGCAGAAGTACACAATACTTTCTTTAGGGTGTGTAGATACCTAGAGAAAAACTATCGTAAAGATATACTTGAAATAGAAACTTGTTAAGGAGAGTAACATGAGTAGAATAGGTAACTATGTAGTCGAGCTAGAACAGCGTAAATTGTTTTATGCGTATTGTGTATCGTGTGACGAAGAGGTTGACATAGATGAGCTAAACGAGATTGAGTTGTGTGAACAGTGCCAACAAGAAATGCAAGATAACTAATTGAATAGAAAGGATAATAAAATGAGTAAGCATACAGAATGGGAAAAAGCTAGAGTTAAAAAGCAGATGAAAACTAAGAAGGTTCTAAAGCAAATGTCTGATGAACAGAGAGAAGCTATAGAAGAAATACAAAAGAGTGTAGCTAGTTGTTTAGAGATGATCAAAGACTGTAATGATTTATACATGAGTGATGTAGCTAAATTAGAAAGCTCTTGGCATAGCCTACGATGGGCGTTTGAAGTAGATAAGGTATAGTTTAATGGCAGAGAATAAAACATATAAAGTTGCAGGGGTACACATCGGAAAGAAAGGTGTTACAGTTCTGGAAGGAAACAAGAGAGTACTAGAAGAAGCTGAACAGTCAGCTAAGTACCTCAGTGGAAAATATGCGTTAGAGAATAGTTTAGGCATTACTAATTTTGTCGCCTTCAATACTCACGCTCTTACAATGCTACCACCATACAGCATTGACATGGAAGCAGAATGGAATTATGTAGTAGAACAAGAGGGTGATGACACCCCTTCAGTGGAAATTAATAGACAAATCGGAGGAAGTATATAATGACTTTACCACTTAACATGGTTACTAATGTATTATCAGAGAACCAAAACAAGTTTATCACAGTTAAGTTCTTAACTAAAGATAACGAGGAGCGTACCTATACTGGACGTATGAATGTAATAAAAGGTCTTAAGGGCAACGAGAAAGGTCGTATAGCGGCTGAAGCACTACGCAAAGCTGGTTACATCACACTCAAGACTAAGCAAGGCTACAAGTGCTTTAATGTGGATCGTGTGCTAGGTTTTGTAGCAGGTGGTCGTCGTATCTTTGGGTTAGGTAACGAGTTGTAATGCCTATACCCCCTTCGATGGAAATGGAGCTTATGGAGCTAGGCATACTCAAGAGTGATACAGAAGAACTTGAGAGTATAGCCGAGCAGACAGGGTTCTATGCACTAAGAGCCGAGACTATAGCTTGGCATAATACACTAATAGTAGATGGAGAGGTAATGTTCTAATGACAAAGATAAAACTACATGGTGACTTTATACTTGCGAGTGATGTAATGGGTATATTAAATGATATTATGTATTCTAAAGACCCTGTTCTAGAGGCAGGTAATTTAAAGAGAGATATAGTACACCAGAAATACAACATAGGAGATAAAGAAGAGTGAAGCCAATATTCTATTGCCCAGACTGCTTAACTAAAGGTTACAAGAATAAACTTAAAGTAACTGATACAAGAGAATACTTCGGGAGAGGATTCCCTAGTATAAAACGCCGTAAGAAATGTTTGATATGCGGTTTTAAGATTAACACTATCGAGATGGAGCTAAAGAATGAGTAAAGAGTATAAACCATATTACAGGACTGATAAGATGAAACAAGAAGAACTAAGAATAGCTAAGTACGTAAGTATTTTATTTTTTACTATGATAGGATTTTCGTTCATAGGCTTTTCTTTCGTATTAGTTAAGGCAATGTTATATATAACTGGTCTATTCTTATGAACAACCAAGAAATACTAGATATGTGTAGAAGGTTAGCTAGTAAGTATTACAACCATCAGGACTATGATGATATAGTTTCTGAAGGTGTAGTACTATGCTTAAAGATGAGAGCAGAAGGTGTAACAGAACCTTATAAGTTGTATTACAGAGCTAGAGATGAGATGTCAAACTATTTAAACGTCAGGTCTTCTAACTTATCTTACCCTAAGAGTAGAGCAGGTCGTGAGGCTGTAAAAGAAGATAACACAGAATATGTAGATGCAGAGGATCAGCAAATACCTGCTGAAGACTTGTTTGGTTCTTACGAACTAAAAGATTCTATAGAAGTACTAAAGAAAGAACTCTCACCTAAAGAGTGGAGATTGTTTATGGTTTTGTATAACAACAACAATAACTTAACAGAGGCTTCTAAAGTGTTAAATGTGTCTAGACAAGCTGTAGAACAGATCAGAAATAACATACGTTACAAACTTGTAACAATTTGTGATCTTGCAATTTAGAGATTTTAGACGTTATAGATAAATGTACTACTTAAGTATAAACATAAGTTTTACACTCACTAGTACAAACTACTAAAGAAAGAAACGTAAGTATGCCAGACGTAATACATAAACCTTGTCCTTTTGTTGCATGTGGTTCAAGTGACGCTTTTTCTTATCATACTGAAAAGAGAGTAGGTAAGTGTCATTCTTGTGGTGGTAATTACCCATCAAGAGAAGAAACATATGACTGGGCAGAAGACAAGTATCCTAAGAAAGAAAGAGATAGTATGAATGTAACAGAGTTTACACCTAAAAGAATAGAAAGTGTATCTGATGGTCGTCACCTACCCCACCGAGGGATTTTGCAGAGTACTATGCAAGACTTTAATGTACTTACATATGACGACAGACAAGAATACATATACCCCTCTGGGGGAATTAAAGTTCGTAATCTAGAAGAGAAAGGTTTCTATGCTAAGAGTGGGTTCAAAGGTGATGAACTATTCGGTATGAACTTATTCCCTGCTGGTTGTAGTCGTATAGTAACAATAACAGAAGGTGAGTTAGACGCTCTATCAGCCGCACAGATGCTTGGTAAGCAGTACACTAACCCTGTTGTGTCGTTACCTTCAGCTACACCGTCTAAGAAGCTGTGGGAGAACTGTAAGGATTGGTTAGGTAGCTTTGAGAAGATTGTCTTGTCTGTAGATAATGATGAGGCAGGTAATGCTTTAGCTGATCGTATGGCTAGGTTGTTTCCTAATAAAATCTATCGAGTACAGCATGGTGACTTTAAAGATGCTAACGACTTCTTAAAAGCAGGTAAGGGTGTAGACTTTAAGAACTTATGGTGGAAGCCAGTTAAGCATACACCAGAGAACATACTTAACACTGCTGACCAGTTCCTTAAGTTGTATGAAGATACTCCAGAACACGTCTACTATCCTACAGGAATACAAGCATTAGACGATAAGGTCTTAGGTCTCATGCAAGGTCACTTCACAGTGTTTAAAGCGCCTACAGGTATAGGTAAGACTGAGCTTATGAGATACATGGAATACAGTATGTTAAAGCAAGGTGTACCTATTGCCGCATGGCACTTAGAAGAAACTAAGCTAAGATCTTTACTAGGTCTTGTGTCGTATGAAGTAGGTGATAACCTAACAAGACGTGACTTGATCGAAGAGAAGGAAGCTGACAAACTTGTACGTGAAGCTATAGGTAACTTAACTAAAGATGAAAACTTTTATCAGTTCTACTTAGGTGATGGTCAAGGTACAGACGAACTAATAGATCAGATAAGATTCTTTAGTCAGGCTTGTGACTGTAAGTTTGTATTCTTTGAGCCTATACAAGACGTAGTTGTAGGTACATCAGAAGAAAGTAAAGAAGCTATGTTAGCTGACTTATCTATACGACTATCTAAGTTAGCCGCAGAGCTTAACGTAGGTATTGTTACTATTGCTCACACTAATGAGAATGGTGACCCTAAGTACTGTAAGATGATAGGTCAACGTGCGTCTGTAATTATAGACTTACACAGAGATAAAGAAGCTGACAGTTTAGAAGAACGTAACACGACTTACCTAAAGGTAGAGAAGAACAGACCTTGTTCAGAAGAAGGACAAGCAGGTAAGTTAGCATTTAACTTAGATACATTTATGTTAAGGGAGATATACTAATGGCAGTATTTGATATAGAAACAGATGGGTTTAACCCTACAAAGATACACGTACTATCTTACACAAACGAAGAGGGTGAGATACAATCTACTTTTGACTATGAAGAGATGAGAACATTCTTTCTTAATGCTGACACACTTATAGGTCACAACATAGTAAGATATGATACCCCTGTAGTGGAAAAGATACTTGATATAAGGATAGATGCTAGGATCATAGATACGTTACCTCTAGCTTGGTACATAAACCACAGCCTACAGAAGCATGGACTAGCACAGTATGGTGAGATGTATGGTGTACCTAAACCTAAGATTGATGATTGGCAGAATCTAAGTCCTGAAGAATATCAGTACAGGTGTGAAGAAGACGTTAAGATCAACGTAAGGTTATGGAAAGACTTAGACAGGAAGCTAAGTAAACTATACCCCCACAGTGGAAATAAGGATAGACTTGTTGACTACCTTACATTCAAGATGGAGTGCGCTAGAGAACAAGAAACCCTACAGTGGAAATTGGACGTAGATAAAGCAGAGGGTCACTTACAAGACTGGGAGAACCTAAAAGCTGAAAAGACAGAGATGCTTGCTGATGCTATGCCACGTAGGATTATTACAGCAGTACGTAACAAACCTAAAGTTATGTATAAGAAGGATGGATCTCTATCAGCAAATGGAGAGAAGTGGGTTGCACTGTGTAAAGAACAGAAACAAGCACAAACCACACAGTCACTAACAGTTAAGACAGGTGAAGAAAGAGCTAACCCTAACAGTACAGATCAAGTTAAGGATTGGTTGTTCTCGCTAGGTTGGAAGCCACGTACCTTTAAGTATCTAACTGACAAGAAGACAGGGGACACGAGGAAATTAGAGCAAGTACGTAAAGATGCAGACTTGTGTAGTTCAGTCAAAGCACTGGCAGACATAGAACCTGCTATCAGTCTACTCGAAGGTCTATCTGTTTTGTCGCATCGCATAGGTGTTATAAAGAGTATGGTTAATGCTCAAGTAGATGGGTACGTACAGGGGAATATAGCTGGACTAACTAACACTCTTAGGTTTAAACATGCCAAGCCTCTTGTTAACTTACCATCAGTTGATAAGCCATATGGTAAAGAGATA